TGCTAAGGTCTCCTGATTTCTTTCCTTCTATGGCACCACCCTCCCTGGCAATTTTTCCAAGTTTTTTGTACTTTTCCTGTTGTTTACCCAATGAATCAACTATTGTGGTTTCTGTAGCACCAGAAGCCCTTGCTGCGCCTTCAAGCAGAGCCATCTGAACTTGAAATTCCCCAAATGAACTTTCAAAGTAGTCATCGACTAGGGCTTTCGCTTCTTTCTTTTTTGCTTTCAGGGCATTGATTGGTGCCATTACGGCCCCAACAATTGTTCCAATCGCGGCACCAGCAGCAGTTCCGACTGGGCCAAATGATTTGCCAAGTGCGGCGCCAGCCATTGCGCCACCACCCATTGCTAGACCCATGTTGCCACTCTTCAAAGCAAACGTGCCACCCGCAATTCCGGCGGCTAATTTAGGACTGAACAAAGCCATTGATGAGGCAAGACCAAGACCACCCTTAATGTCCTCGTCGCCAACCTTATTTGACAGTTTTGATAAGCCCTGTTGTAATAGGAAACTGCCAATCATTCCGTCCATCTTGTATTTTGAGCCTCGTGCCAGTTTGTCTTCACGCATTTGATTGGAAACAGACATAACGTTTCCAACATTTCTTCGCAAGGCACTAAAATGTTTTTGCACGCCTCTCGGGTTTCCAGTTCCAGCATTTGTCTTTAATGGCCCACCAGCACCAGCACCAGAACCACCACCAGCAAACATTCCTCTTATGGTTCCCAACATTCCAGCGGGCGGCGGTCCACCACCACCTGGCGGAGAGAATGGCGAAGTTGGTCCACCAGGTGGCCCACCCCCACCAGGAGGAAGAACCATGGGGGGAATAGTTGGACCACCGCCGCCGCCAGTAGTGCTATTAAGCCCTAAACCACGCCTCCCGGCTGTTCTGGCAGCCCTAAACCGACCGACCAATCCAGCGCCACCTCGACCAGCACCTCTTTGGGCGTTGTACATTCTGGTGAGCAATCCACGAGTGGTTCCTGTTGCGCCGCCACCCATTGGCGGTCCTGGATATGGAGATGAGGGACCCGCAGGCATCATGAAGGGCATTCCTCCTACTGGCATACCACCACCAGTCCCACTCGCCAAACCCCTCGTACCAGCGCCTGCCGCAAGTTGTTGAAGTGCCATTTGTGCCATATTGGCCGCCATGGCTGTTTGCTGTAACTCAAGTCCAAGCACACGTGCCCCAGCCCCCGCTGTCGCCGCGGCTGATGTTGTTGTAGAGGCAAGACCAGCAGTGGAAGAAGCCGTTCCTCCTGGCACTATAAGGCCGGAGGGTCTTGTGGTAGTGCTACCAAGACCGAGAGCGCCACCAGCACCACCAATTCTGTCTGGTCCACCCGTCAGTGCGTTTGCTGTTCTTAGTATTGGGTAGTATTGCTGCCATGTTGCCTGCGCTTGTGGCCCAAGCCATCCACCATTCATTGCCCCACCGATTCCGGCGCCGATTGCTGGTCCAAAACCGCCAGTTGCACTAGCAATTGCCGGATTTGAGCCTAATTTAAACCCTTGATAAGCACCTTGTATGGTGCCAATTATTGAAACCTGTCTTGCTTGAACATTCATCGTATTGGTTAGTTTTTTCTCGTCAACGACCGTTCCGCGCGCAGTCTTCATTCCTCTTGCCATTGCCAACATCAACGCCAGGGCACCCTGACTACCTAATTGACCACCGAAAAAGGGGAGACCTTCCATAAATTTGAAAACACGACTGAATTGTTCAAAAATTACCTTGAGGCCCCTAATCATGTTGTTGATAAAGGGAAGATTTTCTTGAATTACCCTTTCAAATATTCTCAGTACGCCCAAAAGTTCAACAACTGTTTTCCCGATTGTTGAACCAAGTTTTTCGAAGTTCTTCTGATTTAGTTGTAGATTTCTATTGAATTCTTTTGTTGCTCCCTTGATTTCTGCCCATATTGGCCGCCAGGCGTTACCAAACATTTTCTCTATCACGCGGGCGCCATCAAGAAACGGCCTTAGTCCGTCTATGATTTCATTCCATCCCTTTTTGAAATTCCTCCACCACTCGCCCAACCTGTCGAACATTCCTTGAGATTTTGGAAGATATTCGCGTATAAGTTTTAGATAAAAGTTGGAAAGTTTTTCAACTGCATTTACTACCGCGTCGGTAAAGCCACCGCGCTTTTCCCATCCTGCAATAGCACCAGATGTCGCCGCCATAGTTCTTGTAATGATTCTGTAAACTTTTTCTAGAGCAACTTTTGCTTGTGGTAAAAATTGCTGACCGAAGTCGGCAAACTGTCCCCTAATCAAGTTAAAATATTTTTTAAGTTGACCAATCAAAGTATTATTTACGGCGTCCATCTGGCCAGTAACTCCACCAAGAGCGGATAGTTTTCCGCTTTTCATCGCCTCGATAAATTCTTTTTTGGTGTCTATTCCTTCCTTTTTGGCTTTCTTCAATGCTTCTTCTGCTGCTGGTCCAAGTTCTTTAAATGCAGTATGAATTGCGCCAAGGCCCTTCTTTGGGTCTTGTATCGCAGCAACTACTTTTGCTGCTTTGACCAATCCTTCCTCAAGCGGCTGTCCTGCGGAAGCAAAATCGCCAAGGTCCTTCAAGAGACTCTTGCTGCTCGCTAGATATCCCGTCTTTGTTTTTGCTATTTCTGCGTATGCCTTATTCAATGCCTCAACACCCGCTCCAGCAAGTTCTGTGTCCATTTGCAATCCGCGCATGTTGACTCTTACTTGATTTAGCCCACTTCCGAATTCTTTGTTATTTTTCCCCGTATAAGCAAGCATTGACGCTTGTTGTTCCCGAATTGCTGTGGACATGAGACCTATGGCAACCGCTGTGCCCGCCGCCGTTGCCGCCAACATCTGCAGTGTGACGTGATACGACTTGACCAAAAATCTTCCGGCTACGAATAGGGCGTGTATGCCCACAAGGGCAACGGACATTGCACCGAGTGACAGTGTCGCTATTTTTAGTCCTTTGACCAAAAATTTTGACAACATTCCGCCAAACTGGCGGACCATTTTTGTGCTTGAATAAATTACGTTTTTAAGCGTTTTTGTCTTTTTTTCAACCCCAGCCAAGGCTCCACCAGCGACGGTTGATGCGCTTGCAAGACCCAGCAGGTCCCTGGACGCTTTTCTTGCAGAACTTCCTAATAATCTTAATTTGGCGGAAGTTTTAGTGGCGTGGTCGCCTAATTCGTCAACGCGTTCTGTAGATTTGCGAGGACCATCATCTTTGATGGTGTCTATCGCAATCGTTGCTCTGCTCTCAGCCATATATTCCTAAGTCGTAATGAAAGAAGGGTTATCTTTCTTGTTGACTCGGGCCGAGGGGAGTGCTACTTTTTCTCCATTTCGCGCCGTTCTCGCTCGCGGTCGTTCGTTACCACTTTAGCACAAGCCATGAGTATCAGCCATTCATCTTGTGAGCAATTCAGCAAATCCAACGGATTTGTTCCCCATAGTTCGCCGAGTCGAGCAGCGTTAATTATTAAGGAATCTTCGATTAGTTCGTCGAAGACCCCTTCGTAGGGTCCTCTGTGTCAACAGTGTCGGAATATCCTGCCGCTTCAAGGATTGCCACGGCAGCAGATTCAACATGTGGGTCGACACCGAAAAATGCACGAACACAATCTGGCTGTGGGCGAGTCGTTTCTGTCATCTCCAGGATGAGGTCGGAAGCAAATGTAAGTTCATTTCCAGACTCGTCCTGGACTTCCTTGTCATCAAACATCATTCCGACGGTTGTCGAACCAACTACCAAACAAGCAAAACGCAATGCGTCCATACCGTTCTTGCTGTCTTCTCCTGCGGATTTTCGCCAGTTGCGAACCTGATTTTGGGAGATGTTTGGGCTGATAATCAACTTTACGTGTGGTCGTTCTGGAACGGCAAGAAGCACCTGCGGTCGTTCGACCTTACGTCGAACAGCAGCAGAAAGTTGTTCGAGCAGTGTTGGCTCGCTCTTCTTCTCTGCAGCCTTTGCTGGCTTTTCTTTCTTTGGCTCGTCTGATGATGTGTATAGTTCGTTGTTGCTCATGGGCAAAAACTAGCACACCAAAGCACGCTCAGTTGTAAATTATTAAACTAATTTACTTGCTGGCGACCTTCGAAACCGAGAAGGTAAGAGCAAACGTCGATGGCGCACCAGAAGATGAATCTCCGTCTGGCTCAGTCAGACCAACCAAAAGAGCCTTGGAATAGATTCTGTCCAAACCTGGCTTCTTCAGGTCGCAGTCATAAGTCTCAACGGTAATGTCATAGTAGGCCTTGCCGACATATTCGCGCAACTTTGCAACCTTGGCGGCTACGCCAGTCTTGCCGTCCGATGGAACTCTGTCGTCGTCATAGTGAGCCGTAAGCGTAATGTCACCGATATCGAACGGAGCGCAAAGGACCGTCGGTGAAGCCTCCCCACCCTCGTAGATTTTCTCCACGGAGGCAGTGATTTCTCCACCAGACACCTGGGCAAATAGGAAAGTTTCAAACTTGGGCAGGTCTGCGATTTGCTGAGCGCCATGCGGCGCGATTCTTCCAAGAACTTGCCTTTGTGATACTTTTGCCATGATTTATTCCTCCGTTGATTAGACGACCGACTTGGTCAAGTTGGACTTAATGATGTCGACTTCAATTTTGTCGCCGACACTTGAGACACGAACGCCCACCCTAGCCTTGACAAGACCATCAGCCAACTGGGAGGTTGGGTTGATTGAAGCATCACACTTAACCGAATAGCCAAAGTCAATTCTCTTTCCATTTGCATCAAACGCTTCAAACAAAGCACCGCTAGTTCTTAGCGGCTCGAGAATTGCGAATAGTTTTGACTCAACAGCAGAAAAGACAGTGTTTCTTCCGTCAATGACACTGAACAGCAGGTCTTCAAGCGAGCGGTTGGCTTCAACCACAACTTGATTGACAACGTCCTGCGCCGTGATATAGCGGAAGTTCGTCGTGTCAGAAGACAGCGAGCGAGCACCATAAACACGGACCGTGTTATTAATGACACGAATCGCATTGACATGTGCTTCGTCAAGGGCGTCACCATTCGTCTTGTCAATGTCAGTTGCAACACCATTGACAAATGCTGCAATCGAAATCAAACCAGCGCCTGGTTTGTGGGCGCCAACCTGAGTGTGTGCGACCGCTCGTTTTGCGGCAGCGTAACCCACGGGTGGAATCAATCGATTGACACCAACGATGCTTGTCGGAACAAAAACCCACGGATAGAAATAGGCGACGTGCTCAGCACTTACGTTAGCCGCAGACAAAGTTTGTCCAGCAGCCGTTGCCTCTGCAATCGTGTCGTCAAACGCGCCAAACAGAAAGGCAACTCTGTTGTATGTATTGGCATGATTTGCCAAAGCCGTTTGAACCGTTCCGTTTGACGACTCTGCGCATATTACGGCACCAGTTCCAAATGATTCAAGGAACAAACTGAGTCCAGCGACATAGTCGTCTGCGGTCACGGTTTCTTCATTGTCATCCCCAGGACTAAGCGCGACTG